TTCGACTTTGGTGGGACCGTCCTTGGCCAGACGTTGAATATCCGCAAGCCACCCCGGTATCTGGGGCGTCTCGGACAGGCCGCCCAGATCGAAGCGATTACCGAGACGTTCGTGCCGTTGACGCTGTCCTATCAGCGCGGCATTGATACGCAGGTATCGTCTCAGAACCTCGCCCTCGACATCGACAACTACCGCGAGCGCGTCTTGAAGCCCCAGATCGTGCGCCTGAACAACCTGATCGACCAGGACGTGTGCAACTTGGCGCAGGGGCTGAACAATTCAGTTGGCACACCGGGCACGACGCCGACGACGCTTACGACGTATGGGCTCGCCAAGGTAAAGCTGGACAACAACGCCTGCCCCTCGGAAGACCGCTACGCCTGGTTGAGCCCCGTGGCCGACTTCACCCTGATGGACAACTTGAAGACGCTATATAACAGCGGCAAAGCCATCAGCGCGCAGTATGAGTCCGGCAGCATGACGGAATCGGGGACGCTCGGGATGGCCTGGGACATGGATCAGAACATCTATGTGCAGACCGTCGGGGCGCTCGGCTCCTCCACGCCAGTCGTCGGCACGGCTCCGGCCAATGGCGCGACGACGATCAGCACGACGGGTTGGACGACAGGCACGCTGAACGCGGGCGATACCATCTCGTTCGTGTCGGCCACGACGCCCGTCAACCTCGTCAATCCCCAGAACTATCAGAACATGGGCTCTCCCATGCAGTTCGTCGTGACGGCGACCACGAGCGATTCGGGCGGCACGATGGTCATTCCCTTCGCGCCAGCGATGTATGGTCCTGGCCAGCAGTTGCAGAACGTGACGAACCTGCCCGCCGTCTCGACAGCGGTGTATGTCTACGATACGCCGGCCGCGTCGTTCTCGACCATTCTCAGCAAGTCAACGCCGTTCAACATGGTGGCCAACAAGAACTTTGGCACGCTGGCGATGGTCGATATGCCGCTCCCCGGCGGGACGGACAGGGCATACAGGGCCGCGTCGAAGAAATCCGGCAAGGCGATTCGCTGCATCCGCGATTACGTGGCGACCACCGACCAGTGGATTCAGCGGCTGGATGTGCTGTATGGCACGGCGGTGCTGCGGCAAGAGCTGGCGTGCAAAGTGTGCGGTTAGAGGCCGAGAGGTCTAGAGAGCACGTGCCCGTGAACCTCAATTTGGAGATACGAACTTGGCCTTAACTGCGACCACGCTCGCGAGTGCGAAAGCGACCAACGACGTTGTGATCAATCTGACCTCAGCCACTGGCGCCTTGCCGAAAATGCTGGCGCTGGTGGATGCCGAATGGATGCGGATCACCAGCAATGCGCTGACGCCCGTCCTTGGTGTCGTACCTGGCTATCTCGGCTCAACGGCGGGGCCGCACGGCATCCTCGCGCAAGTCATCTACGGCAATCAGAGCGACTTCGTCAACGTGGGCATTGTGCCGCGTGGCGTGGTCACGAGTCAGAGCTTTGGTGTCAGCGGCGCGATTACCGGACCCGGCGGTGCGGGCACCGTGCCGACGTCTGACGTGGCCTTGATTTACCTGACGAAAGCCGGCGTCGGGGCAATGACCCTCGCGGCGCCTGCGATTGACCAGCAGAATACGCTGGTGTTCATCAGCACGACGGCGCAGGCCCATACGATCACGATGGCGGGCAACGCCGCGGCCACGGACGTGGCGACCTTCGGCGGCGCGGTCGGCAATAGCTGCACAATGAAAGCATCTAACGGCGTCTGGGCCTGCGTGGCACAGAACGGCGTCACGGTGGCCTAATGGCACTCGTATCCACGACGCTCGCCCTCGCCAAAGCGGCCAACGATAAGACGCTGAAGTTGACGTCTGCGACCGGCATCGCGAACAAGATGATCATCCTCTGCGAAGATGAATATTTCCGCGTGACGGATGTTACGGTGTCACCGACCATCGGGGTCGTGCCCGGCTATAACGGCTCCTTTTCACTACCGCATGAAAACGGGGCGCCGGTTTGGTATGGGCTGACCAGTGATTTCCCTCTGACCTATCAGGTCGGCCCATCGTTCAATCAGATTCTCAATTCAGCCGTGAGTGTGGCGAGTGTCACCTCCTCGACGGGTTATGCGGCGGATACCTATTTGGCGGGGTCTGCGATTCCGGTTGGCCCTGGCGTGCTGCAAAGTGGCATGCGCTTCACCTGTGTCTTCGACATGGTGAAGACGGCTGCCGGCACTGCGGCGGCTACCGTCATCGTGCGATATGGCACGCTCGGGACCGTGGCCGATCCGGCGATTCTGACGTTTACCTGGGGTGCTGGCACGGCGGCCGTGGATACTGGCACGTTTACGGTGACATCGCATATTCGCCTCGGTGGCACGGCCGCGATTATGGCCGGCACGTGTGTTTGTAGTCATGCGCTGGCGGCGACGGGCCTTGTGGCGACCGGCGCTTCTGGGAATGGTCAGTTGTCCGTGGTGTCGTCGGCCTTTGATTCGACGCCGGGTGGATTCCTGGGTGTCTCGTTCAACGGCGGCACGTCGTTCGTGGGCACGAACACGATTGTGGAATCGGAGTTGAAGGGCTACTAATGAGTCTCAATCCTGAACTGCTGGCTGAAATCCGGGCGGCGATTGCAGACGGCTCGCTGAATACGGCCGATCTACAGGGCGGGCGTTCGCCCTTCCGGCCGCGGCAGTTGCACGATTTGCGGCTGCTGCCGACGAAAGATGATCCTCGGCCCACGTTCTTCTGGTCTGTCGAAGGCCCACGCAACAACCCGGATGCGGGCAAGACGTTTCCCTATCCGCGCCTGTTGTGGAGTTCGGACGGCGAAGAGATCACGGTGCAGAGCGAGCCGGAGCATAAGCGGATGCTGGCGCAGGGCTACTTGGAAGTAGATCCAGGCACGGCGGTGGTTGATCAGGCGGAGCACATTCGGGCGATGCTGGAGAAGTTGTCCCTAGAAGATCGCCGCTTGGTGATTGACGGCCAGAAGAAAGCGCGGATGCAGGCTATTCAAGAGCAGATGGCCGAACTCTCCGCAGACGACTTGGAAGCTATGCTGGCCTCGTTTGAGCCGAAGAAGGCGAAGAGCGCGTAATGGCTCAGGAAGCCGTGCCCGTCATCATGATTCCGGTGGGCTGGATGAAGTGCATTGCCTGTAGCGATTACAAGCGGCATCCCGGCAAAATGTGGCTGGGGTATAACCGGCTGACCGGAGAAGACCTCACGATCGACTGTCCGAAATGCAACGGGACAGGGCAGGTTGAGCGGTTGAAGTGTCTGGACGCGCGCACAGGGCAGGAAATCGATTACGAACGGCCGGGCCAGACGTTTGTCATGGCTGGCGAACTGTCATCGCAGTAAAAGGAGTCTCCCGTGGCTGACCGCACCTATACGATTTCCGTCGACGCGCAGACCGTGGTTGCGGCGCCGCAGTTGGTGTTCATGAATCCGTCAGCCGGCGGCGCGGCCGTGCCTGGCTATGAAATCCTCCGCGCCTGGGCGAGTCAGCGGGCCAATGCGACCAGCGCGCAGCAGGGGATCGCCCTCGGCACCAAGCTGACTGTCTTTCCGACCGTGGTCAGCGCCACGCCCGCCAAGACGTCGCTGGGCCTGCCAACCGCCAACCTTGTCGGTGGCACGTCAGGCGCCGCGGGCACCTGCGGGGTCAATAGCTCGGCCAACGGTGGCGGCACGGAAGTCAAAATCTACTGGGACAACTTCAACGTGCTGAACGGCTGGCTCTGGGTGCCGACCCCTGCCGAAACCATGCTCGCCATGCCGGGCTGCACGTCGGGCAACTTCCTCCAGTTTACGAGCACGCCGGGCACGCTCACGTCGTGGTCGTGGGGCGTGGCCTATCGCGAAATCGGTTAATCGGCAGGGGCTTCGGCCCTTCGACGTATGCCGCCCACCTATTATTTGAAGGCCTCCAGAAGTCGGGGGCCTTCAAATGGCTTTTATACCGATTTTCCGCAGACCGAATCCTCGCTGAGTCAAGGCGGGGCATGGTTGAATGGCCTGACCGTCGGCCAAGGCTGGATCGCCAATATGCAAACGACGGCGGGCCTTGCCTGGGGCACGCAATCGGGCGGCGCCGCACCGCCGGGCGATTCCACGGCCATCTTGACGGGCTCCTGGCCCAACGATCAGCGCGTCATTGCGAAAGTCAAAACGGTCAATCAGCAGACCGGCAACGGCCCCACGGACACATACGAAGAACTCGAATTGCGCGTTAGGGCGCGGCTATATAACGGCCTCTTTTACGGCTACGGTGTCAATATCCGGTGCCAAACAGATAGCACGCGCTATGTGCAGATGTCTCGGTGGGATGGCGACAATACGGTAGCGACGGGTCCAGCCGCACACTTCGCCGGCTCGCCACTTGGCGGCCCAAACCTCCCAGATAATACGATCTTAGGTCCGGGGCTCGTTGATGGCGATCTGATGATGCTGTCGATGATTGGCACATCGCTGCAGTTTTCCATTCAACATAACGGCGTCTGGTCCGTGGTGAACACGATTACGGATGCCGTTTATGCATCGGGGGCACCTGGGATCGCGCACTGGTATCACGGGGCGTTGGGCGCGGCGAATGATTTCGGCTTTCGCAACTTCAGCGCGATGGCCACATAATGGCGACCACATTCCTTGAGCCCGGCACGGACGCCACGCAGGATCTGACATTTTTCCCGACGACGTTCACGTCAAATGGAACGATTGCCTCTGCGAGTGATCAGGCGCATACGGGGACACGATCGCTGAAGTCCAATGTCACGCTGGCGAACGGGGAAGCCCTCTGTGAATCCGTGGACGGGATTCTCGCGGATGCCGGTCGGGCAATTTCCATTTGGGTGCGCCTCAGTTCTGTGGCGCCGTCGACGGCCACGTTGATCGGGAGCACCTTGCAAGCGGCAGATGGCAATGTCGTGATGGGCCTCGGACTGAGCACGGGTGGCAAGTTAGTATTTTCGTGTGATGGCAGTGCGGCGACTGTGACCGGGGCGACCACGCTCTCAGCCAATACCTGGTTCCGACTGGCCCTCTCTTATACCATCACGAATACGACGAGTTGGTCAGCGAAAGTCTATCTGAATGGATCGCTCGAAATCAGCGCGACGAATGCCAATGGCACATTGGGCGCGGTCACGAGTGCCACGCTAAAGCTCGGGATTCAGCGGTGGGCGGGCACGTTTGCGAATTCCTCGATTCTCACGGCCTGGTATGATGATATTTATGTGGATGATCGTGCCGACCTCACGGACCCTGGCGACATTCGCGTCACGGCGAAGCGACCGATCAGCAACGGCACCACGAATGGATTTACCACGCAAATTGGATCGGGCGGGTCAGGCGTGGGCACGGGCCATAGCCCGCAAGTCAACGAGCAGCCACTGAGTCAGACGAACGGCTGGGCGATGACCGGTGCCGGGTCGTCCGTCACCGAAGAATACAATATCCAAACGCGATCAGCCGGCGATGTGGATTTGACGGGCTTGACGCTCTATGACTATGTCGGTTGGCTATTGTCGAAGGCGATTTTGGTGAATGAAACGGCTCAGATGGTTCTCGGCGGATCGACCTTCAATATCGCGCTGACTGGCACACCGACACTCTTTTTCAAGGCGAAGGGTTCCACGACGTATCCAGCGGGCATTGGCACCGATATCGGCCTTATTATCGATACGACCGTCACGACCGTCAGTCTCTATGAGTGCGGGGTGATCGTGGCGTACAATCCCTCGGCGCCGACCTCGCAAGTGCCATATCAGACGTATATGGTAGGCATTCTGACGCAATAGCATGGCGTTTTTCTATCCGCCGCCGCCGCCCTCGCAGGGGTCCACGGCCAGCACGCTCCCGATTCCCCATACGCAGCAGCAGAGCGGAGAAAGTCAACCGCCGTTGCGGCAAGTGCAGGCTGTTGTCGCGATGGTGGCGGTGCTGGCCTCCTGGCCGGCATCCCTGGAACCGCGTCTCCAAGCCCCGAATAATCAGCAGAACAAGATCGCGCCGCTGACCCTGACCTATGGGCAGCAACCGCCGCCAGCGGAAAGCTTTATCCGTCTGCAATCGTCGTGGAAAACGGACTGGCCCGCCCAAAAGACGCTGGGGAATGCGGCGATCATTCCGCCGCCCTTTGTGCCGCCGGGCTTTGTGCCCTTTGCGCCCCTGCCGGGCAGCATTCTTCGGTCGTGGATTGATACGGTCGATCTGGAAGTCGTCACGACATGGACGATTGCGCCGGATAACCCCGATCAGCCGCCCATTACCGGCCCGCTCAGTCCGACCGACCTCGCGATTGTGCGATCGTGGCCTACGGACTGGCCCGCCCAACGGCCGCCCATCAATGCGGCGATCATTCCGCCACCTTCTGCCACGGAAGTGCCATTCACGCGGCCACCGGGCAGTATTGGGGCGTGGCCCATCGGCTGGACGCAGCCGCAAAAACTGGTCACCCTGGTTCAAACGACGGGCGATCAGCCACCGATTACCGGCCAGCTGACGCCAACAGAACTCGCGATCCAGCGTAGTTGGCCGACCGATTGGCCCTCGCAGCATGCGCCGTTGCTCGTGCAGCCCTCGAGTGGCGATCAGCCGGTTCGACAGAATCCGCTCCTCGTCTCGCAACAGGCGCAAATTGTTCTGTCATGGCAGATCACTTGGTCCTCGCAGTCAAAAGCCGTCGCAGCCACGCAGCCGACGACGCCGACGATTAACGTCGGGCCGCTCACGCCGACCGAAGTCCTCATCGGGCAGTTGTGGCCACGCAATTGGACCCTGCCGCAACGGCTGACGACGCTGGAACAGCCCTCAACTGGCGATCAGCCAGCGCCGCAAGGGCCGCTGACGCCGACAGAACTCCTGATCCAGCGGCTCTGGCAGACGGATTGGCCGGCGCAGACGGGGCCGAAGCTCGCGGCGTGGTTCGTGGCGCCTGTCGTCAATCAGCCGACGCCCATTGGGCCGATAAATCCGACGAATCTCGCCCTCGTCGTGGGCTCGTGGCCGACGCAGTGGGCGGCTCAGTCCCGGCCGATCGTGCTCATCCAGCCCTCACCAGGGGCGCAGCCGAGTCCGCAAGGGCCGCTCTCAGCCTCCGAAATCTCGGAGTCGGTTGGTGCGTGGCCAACGACATGGCCCGCTCAGGCTCGCCCGGTGGTCGTGGTGCAAGGCCAAGGGGCGCCGCCCGTCATTGGGCCGCTCCCAGCTGCGGACCTCCCCATTCTCGTGGCCTCCTGGCCAACGACGTGGGCGGCCCAATCGCGCCCGGTGACAGCCATTCAGCCCGGTTCAAGCCAGCCGGTGCCATCGGGGCCGCTCTCGGTTACAGAAGTCATTGTCGCGGTCAGTCAGTGGGCACAGGTCTGGCCGGCTCAACACGCGCCGACGATGCTCGCCACGCTGCCGACGGGCACGGCGCCGCCGCCGGCCATGCCGCTACGTGGGGCGAACCTGAGCACGATCGTCCTGCAATGGCAACCGAGTTGGTCGGCGCAATCTGTCAAGCCGCGGCGAAATGACAGCGCGATCGTGCATTTCAAGCCGGAATGGGCGGCGAATAGCAATCAACTATTGGGGCCGTCGAAGTCCCAGCCGGAGACGCACTAAGGTGTTACACTACACGCGCTTTCATGGTTAAAGGGGTCGCTGGTCAAGTGATTGGCGCAGAAATGCTTGACGTCGGCAATGGTTCCCCTTTTGCGGGCGTCGTGACCGTTTACGTCACGGGCGATGGCGGCACGCAGGCGCTGGGACTCGGGTCCATTCAGGTGGAAGGCAACGGCTTGTATAACTACTTCCCCACGGCGGCCGAAACGAACTATACCCTCGTGGCCTTTACGTTTACCGGCCCGAATGCCATCGCCGTGACGATGCAAGTCGCGACCGTGCCGAACATCATCATCCCGCCGAAGCAGCGGATCGCCTGATGCCCATCCATTCCCAACGGTCCTACGAAGGCGTCATTCTAATTGACCATCGGAATTCCCCTGGCACGCCGGAGGTGCCAGAGGGCCGCACGTTTGAATCCGCCTTGCACGTCTGCAATCACTGCCAGCGCAACGTCATTCTCAATCCCAATCGCACGGTGCCCTTGGGCCGATGCCCGAAGTGCGCCCGCTATATCTGTCGCGCCTGCGAAGCGACCTACCACGCCACCAATGCCTGCTTCACAGTGCAGGAGCTGATCGACGCCTGCGGCGACGGCAAATTAGACCTCGTGCTTGATAAAAGGAGATCGCTCTAATGGCTCTGCGCACCTTCACCTTTACCACGTTCACGCCGACGAACACGGCCGACACCAGCACCCTCGCCAACGCCACGTATATGGCGCTGAAGGGCGGCAGCGGCACGCAGCGCTGGGCCATCGAAGAGTTGTATATGGGCGGGCAAGCCTCGGCCTCGTCTATCAATGACATGGTGCTGGCACTGCACTCCACGATTGCGATCACGCCGACGGCGCTCGCCGCCCCGGCAGCGGATCGTGCGCTTGATGGCTCTGCGAATACGTTGTCGGTCGTTGTCGTGCCATTCACGGCGGCATCGACAGGCCCGCAGCGGCTGACGCAGGGCTACCTCCTGACGCCGTCCTACAACGCCTTCGGAGGGATCGTCAGGTTGAACTACAGCAACACGCAGGCGCGGCCGGTGGGGCTGGGCAATACGGCCAGCCTGGGCGAAATGTCGCTGTCTGCGAAGAACGACACGGGCACGTCTGGCGCCATGAGCGCCCACATCCTCTACGAGCCGTTTTGACCTCCATGCGCCTCGCCGCGGTGCTGGCGCTGCTGGCCTTGGCGGGGGCGCAGGCCGCGCCGTCGACTCCGGGGCAAGTCATCATCCGCCCGGAAATACCGGCGCTGACCACCCTTGCGCCGACGTCTGGTCTGGTGGGCAGCTCGGTGGTCCTCACGGGCAACAATTTCGGCCCGGCGCAGGAAAATAGCCTCGTCACGTTTAATGGCGCTCCGGCGGTGACGATCGCCTGGTCGAATACCTCCATTACGGCGCTGGTGCCGCCAGCCGGGACGACGGGGCCGGTTATGGTCGTGCGCGGCGGCGTGTCGACGGTCGGGTTACCGTTTACGGTTATCCCTTCACCGCCGCCCACGCTCACGAGCCTGAGTGTCATCACCGGCCCGCCGGGTACCCCGGTCACCCTGACCGGGACCAATTTCGGTGCCACGCAAGGCACGTCTGTCGTGACATTTAATGGCGCGGTCGCGACGCCAACCAGTTGGAGTACGACGTCCATTGTCACGACGGTGCCTGTCGTGGTCGCGGGCGCCGGGCCGGTGCATGTCGTCGTCCTCGGGCAGACATCGAACAATCTCACGTTTGTCGTGACGGTGCAGCCCGTGCTGACGAGTCTCAATACCACGTCAGGCCCTGTCGGCACGCCTGTGACGCTCACCGGCACCAATTTCGGGGCCGTGCAGAATTCGAGCCTCGTGTTCTTTAATGGTGTGCCCGCGACGACCTATTCCGCATGGTCCGCGACGTCAGTGACGACCGCTGTGCCGACAGGGGCGACGACGGGTCCGGTGACCATTCTTGTGCTAGGCGTCAGTAGTAATGGCATCACGTTTACCGTCACCACAACCGGGCCGGTGTTGACGAGCCTGAATCCGACTAGCGGCGCCATCGGATCGACGCTGGTCTTAACGGGCACCGGCTTCGGGGCCACGCAAGGGACGAGCACCGTCACGGTGAATGGCGTTGTTGCTATGGTGTCTGGGACGTCGCCCTTAACGGTGCCTGCGGCATCCTGCTCGGCCGCAGATATTCAAGCGGCGGTCAATACGGCGCTAACCGGCACGGCGACGGTCGTCACGGTGCCAGCCGGCCCCACCTGTGTCTGGACCGCCGGGCAGGTCGTCTTCACGACTTCGCCAACCCGCACCATCCAGTTACGCGGAGCGGGCATTGGACAGACGGTGATCGATGCCACGGCATTAGGCGGTGGCTCGAATTCCACCATCTTTACCGGCCGGTTTGGCGGCGATATCTCTGGCTTTACGATCATCTGTGGCCAAATCCGCACGTATGGCGCGGGCTGGCGCATTCATCACAATGCATTGACCTGTAATCAACTCAATTACGCCGTATATGGTTCGGGGGTCTGGGCCAATAATACGAATATTACCGGGATCAATGGAGGCACGGCGCCTCTCAATGGTTTAATCGATCAGAATCAATTCACGGATCAACGGGTGCTGGTCGAACGGTGGGCCTCTGGTGATCTCGCAGAACAGAATGGTGCGACATTGTGGTCCGAACCATTAGGGCTTGGAGGGCCGAATGCGGTCTATGCCGAACACAATACATTCACAGCCCTGAGTTTTGGCAATGTCATCGATTGTCAGGAATCGGGCGAATATGTCTTCCGCGATAACATCGTCCATGATACCTATCCTGAAGCGCATACGCCGCGCGGCTATTTTCGGGGCTGTCGCAAGTGGGAAATCTATAACAATACCTTCACCCAATCCGCCCTCACGGTGAGCTCGGTCGCCATCATCAACGGGGGCACGGGTGTCATTTTCAACAATACGTGGACGGGCACGTTTGGGGGCAATACGGGCACATTGGCCTATCAACGCGCGTATGTTGATGATGGACCCAATTCGTTTGGCCTCTGCAATGGCCTCTCGCCCTTTGATGGCAATCAGGACGCGACCGGCTGGCCCTGCATTGACCAAATGGGACGGTCCACGGATCCCACGCCGTTTAATGGCTTTCCACCGCCCTATCCGACGCACAGCCAAAGCAGTGTTCCAGCATATTTCTGGAACAATACGATCAACGGCAACCAACTGACTTGGACGGCCTTTAATGCGCCGACGGCCACGAGGGTCGTCTCTGGCCGTGATTATTTTACGAGTCCCAGCACGGCGATGCCTAGCTATACGCCGTACACGGATCCGCATCCGCTCTCTCAGCCCGCGACGGGCTGGTCAGATACGCAGATTAGCGTCACCATCCCGGCTGGCGCCACGACTGGACAAGTGCGCGTCACGGTCGGCGGCGTGCCGTCCAATGGCATTCAGTTTACGGTGATGTAATGGCGACCTTCTATGTCGCGACGACAGGCAATGATGCCAACAATGGCACGTCGCCGGCGCTCGCCAAACTGACCATCACGGCTGGCCTCGCGCTGCTGGCGGGTGGCGATACGTTGATCATCGGCGCGGGCACGTATGCGGAGGGCATTAGCGATAATGTGCCCTCGGGCAGTTCGTGGGGCGCACCGACCACGATTCAGGCGGCCACGGGCACGACGGTGTGGCTGGCGCCGACGTCAGGCGCCTATGTCATTTTCTTTGATGGCGCGCAGCAATTTATCCAATTTCTCGGTATTAACCTCGACGCCACTCGCGGCATTACGACGGGCTGCGTATATCTACGTGGGTGGGCGAGTGGGAATCCGCATCATATCCGCTTCCAGAATGCCGAAGTGATCGGGCCGACCAATGGCGTGATCAATGAGGGCTTTTCCGCCTTTGCGGCCTTTCAATGCACGTCAGAGATTGCGGGCCTCACGGGTAGTTGCGAATATCTCAACCTCACGGTGCATGGCTGCGGCGATGCGGGTGATTTCTCGCCTGCCCTCTATATCGCGACGTCAGACAATCTGATCAGCAACAACAATGTCTATGATGCGAGTTACGCGGGTATTATCGACTTTAATTCGCTGACGACGAACAACAACATCGTGCGCAATAATGTCGTGCATGATTTGTCGCGCACGGTCAATGGTGGCGACTTTGTCCAAGGGATCTATATCGGCCCTGGCACCGCGAAACAGGTCTATAACAACGTCGTCTATAACATTACGGGGTTGAATGACGGCACCAACGGCGGGATCTTAATCGCCAGTGGCGCCGGGAGTAATACCCTGGTCTATCAGAACACAGTCACAAATAATACGACCGTGAATGGCATTCACGTCATGCCTGGGACGTCTGGGACCATTATCGAAAACAATATTGCCTACGCGAATACGCCACTCAATCTGCAAGATGATGGCTCCTCGACGTTGACGACGAATCTGGTCGGAGTCAATCCGGTCTTCGTCAGTCCATCGACCTTCAATTATCAATTAACGGTGGGCAGTCCCGCGATTGATGCAGGGACGACGAACGCCTATACGACCGATATTCTCGGCGTGACGCGCCCGCAAGGGTCTGCCTTCGATATCGGCGCGTATGAATTTGTGGTCGGTCCCGCGCCTAATGACCTCTGGGCGGCGAGTGTGATGTAGATGGCGACGATCTTCCGCGCGCCGTTGATCACGGCGATTGCGGCGCTCTCGACGACGGCCGCCACTAGTGCACAGTCGCAACCCAACTTCAACGTACGTCTCCCGCTCGCCGCCGCGTTGCCCTTTATCGGCCCTGACATCGATCCGCCGCCACGTCTGCCGGCGCTGAGCGTCTGGCATCATCGGCCGCAACCGCCCTCAAAGGTGCTGCCGTTTAGTCAAACGCTCTGGCCCACACCAGCGGTGCCGCTGCGGCAGATGGTCATTGATCCCGTTTACAACCGGATCATGCTGCCCTTGCCGCCGCCGGGCGTGCCGTTCATCAATCAGGACTTCCCGCGGCCCGCCGCGCCGATTCTGAAGCCGGATACGCATCTGTTCTATTACATGCAGGACCAGACGAGTCCTGCGTTTATTCAGTATGACTGGCCGAAGGCGCCGAAGCTGCCGTCCTTGGTGGCGGATCAGGTGCCGAGTCGGCTGGGTTTACCAGTCACGGCGATCGTGCCGCCCTTCCGCCAGCGCGACTGGCTGAACCCGGCGACGATTCAACTGGCGAAGGTGAATGACCCACAGGGGCGCAATGCGTTCCTGCCGCCGCCGGTCGGCTTGCCGACGCATCAGCACGATTGGCCCTTGCCGCAGGGCGCGAAGTCGCAGCAGGGCAGTCATACGCTCAACGACCTGGGCCTGCTGACACTGCCCATTGCGCGCCCGGTGCGCCCGTTGGACTGGCCGAACCCCAAGCCAGTGCCCCAGTCGGCGCAGGCCCGCAACGTGCGGGAGCCCAGCGTCTCAATCTTGCTCGTGCAGCGGTTCAAGCCCGAATGGGCCGCGGATAGTAACCAGTTGCTCGGCCCGACGCGAACCCAGCCGGAAACACACTGAGGGTGTAGACTAGGCGCGACTTCCCATGGTTATTAACCAGGCAGGACAAGTGATTGGCGCGCAGATGGTCGATGCCTCAACGGGGCTCGATTACGTCGGCGTCGTCACGGTCTACGTCACCGTGGATGGCGGCGTCCAGGCCATTGGCAGCGTCGGGGCTGGCATCTGCACAGCAGAAGGGCACGGCTACTACACCTACCGGCCCTCACAAGCCGAGACGAACGGCGCTCTCATCGCCTTTACGTTTACGGGCCTCGGCGCCGTCTCGGCCTCGATTCAGGTGGCCACCACGGCGGCGGCGACCCCAGCCTCAGGCGTCTTCGCGCTGGCCTATACGGTGCGGTCGCTCATTACCGATGCACTGGTGGAGATCGGCGTGCTCGAGCCGGGCGAACAGGCCAACGCCGGCCAGATTGCGCTCGGCCTGCGGCGCGTGCAGACGATGATTGACACGTGGGCGGCGGATCGGCTGACGCTCTCGCTGCAGCTCCAGACCACATTCGTCTGGCCGGCCTCGACGTCGAGCGTGCTGGTCGGCATCGGGCAGACGGTCAATATTGACCGGCCGATGTGGATCAACGCGATTAGCTTTCTCATTCCCGGCTCGTCGCCGGCCATTGAAGTGCCGATCGGGATGATGGATGAGGACGCCTTTTCCTCGCTGTCCATTAAGGGCTTGCCGTCTGCACTGCCGACCCAGAGCTTTTATCAGACCAATCTGACGGACAGCCACGGCACGCTGTTCCTGTGGCCGCAGCCGCAGAGCCTGTCGATTGTGCTCTATACGCCGCAAGCCGTGGGCGTCCCGGCTAGCCTCGATAGCATCCTCCAAGGCCCGCCGGGGTATCAGGATGCCTTCCTCTATCAGCTCGCCTTGCGGTTCTGTAGTCCCTTTGGCGTGCAGATTCCGCCCCTATTGCCTCGGATGGCCAGCGCGGCCTTTGAGAACATGAAAAAGCCGAACGTCGACCCAGGGGCGATGTCGATCGATCCGGCCCTCGTGCCGGGTCTGGGCGCGGGCTGGAATTACCTCACGGGCAATACGACGACCTCGAACCGATAAGGAGCAGCGATGGCCAGTCCCGTTCTCGTCAATGGCACCTCCGGCTTGCTGGCTACGGCCATCTTTGTTAGTGGGCCGTGCAAGATCTTCGATTACGACATCTACAACGCCGCAGCGGCGGCTTCCTATGTGAGCTTTTACGATACAGCGATTGCACCGACCGTAGGCACGACGGTGCCGAAGTATCAAGTCGGCTTGGCCACGCTGGCCAGTAAGACGCTGGGCGTGCAGGATGGCGGCGGCCTCTACTTCAAAGATGGCCTGTGGATGGCGGCGACGACGACGGCGGCTGGCTCGAGCGCTCCGGCTTCGGCCCTTACCGTAAGTCTCGGCCTATCGTAAATGCCCTCCTATCCCGGCTTTCTCGGCCCGTCGTATCAAAGCCAGTCCTATATGGCCGATGCCGAACGCCTGATTAATCGCTACGTCGAGCTGAACGAATCACAGACGGCGCCGACACCGGGGGCGCTGCTCCAGTGTCCCGGCTTTGAATTGATTGTGGCCCCCACGGCCAATTTCGGCGGCGGGATGTTTTCATTGGGCGAGCGGACCTTCTTCGTCACGGGGTTTACGCTCTACGAGCTCGTCGGCAATACCGCCGTGTCGCGCGGCGTCATCGAGCGCAATGCTTCGCCCGTGACGTTCATGTCAAACGGGGACGCTGGGAATCAGCTGGGCCTGACGAGCGGTAATCAATTTTACGTGCTGGATCTGATGACGAACGTCTTTCAGAATCCGACCACGCTGGGCGCCACGATGTGCGGCTTTTTGGATGGGTTTGGCGTCATTCTCGATGCCACCTCTTCTACTCTGCAAGTGACGGCATTCGAGAATTTCCTGAGTATCGACCTTGGGAACATCCAGCAGCGCACGGATGGCAGCGATCCGTGGCGGTCCCTCTATGTCGTCAATCGTCTGATTTATTTGCTCGGGGATCACACCTCAGAAGTCTGGTATGACGCCGGGACGGCGCCGTTTCCCTTCGCCTCGATTCAAGAGGCGTTTATGCAGACGGGCACGGCCGCCGCGTTTTCGGGCGCGCGGCTGGATAAGTCGCTGATCTGGCTCTCGCACAATGAGCAAGGGCATGGGCAGGTGGTATCGGCCTCTGGGTATACGCCCAGCCGCATCAGCACGCATGCCGTGGAAGCCTCGATTGCCACGTATGGCGATCTCTCGGATGCCGTGGCGTTCAGTTATCAGGAGAATGGCCACACCTTCTATGTGCTGACATTCCCCAGCGCCGAACGGACCTGGGTGTTTGACCAGGCCACGAGCCTCTGGCATGAGCGGCTGTATTGGGATACGCGGCAAGCGCAATGGCTGGCCTATCGGCCGATGTTCTTTGCGCATCCCGATCGGAATCTCGTGCAGGACCGCTTGACGGGGGCGATCTACCGGATGGGCACGGATCTGTTTACCGACGTGGACGGCGCCGCGATTCGCCGCCTGCGTCAGCCGCCGCGCTTGTCGTTTGACCAGAAGCGGTTCACGACGCATGCGATCCAGCTTGTGATGGACGTGGGCCAAGGCGTGCAGCGCGGGCAGGGCTCGGACCCGCAGATCATGCGGCAGACCTCGAAGGATGGCGGCCAGACGTGGGGCAACGAACAGTGGGCCTCAAGCGGGCCAATTGGCGCCTTTGATACGCGTGTGCGCTGGACGCAATGTGGGCAGGCGCGCAACCGCGTCGATCGCTTCATTGATACGGACCCCGTGCCGTCGCGCTGGGTGGATGCCTTGATTGATGTGAGCGTCGGGCCATCATGATTACGCCGTTTCCGCAACTGACGGCGCCGCTGGAAGGCCATCTCCTCAGTTATCCGTGGGGGCAGTGGTTCACGGGGCTGCGGGCCGCAGTGAATCAGATACCGGGCGTGTCGGTCCCCGTGAAGTTCGCCGCGCTGCCGATTCCGGTGATCGGCACGATCGCCGTCGTGACGGATTCGACGGTGGCCGCATTGGGCGCGGTGGTCGCCGGGGGCGGGGCCTCAACGGTGCTCTGTTGGTGGAATGGCAGCAATTGGACGGTGATCGGCAAATGACGACGCTCGCGGCGGCCGTGCGGAGCGCGATTACCTATCGACAGGCCAGCGACACTGATGTGCCTGAGATCGTCGCCCTCCTGCGCCAGTTCGTGACCTCGACCAAATACCGGGAATACATCGGAGAAAGCGCAGAGGCGTTGATGCGGTTCCTCAATAGCCTGATGAATCGGTGCGATGCGGCGATCTTCGTGGCTGAACGCGACGGCGTCATCATGGGCACGATTGGCGTGCTCGGCTATGTCCATCCGATGAGCGGTAAGGTTGTGGCGGGCGAACTCTTTTGGTGGCTCAATCCGCAGGACCGCGGCGCTGGGGGCTGGCTGCTGCGACGGGCGGAGAAGTGGGCGAAGGCGTATGGCGCGCAGTCGTTGCAGATGATTGCCCCCTCGGATAATCCGCGCGTCGGGGCGATGTATGAGGCGCTGGGGTATCAGGCTGTCGAAACAGCCTATCAGGTGAAGCTATGAGCGCATTAACGACGGCGGCGATTATCGGGCTGACGGCGGCCTCAGCGGGCGCGGGCGTGGCTGAAGCGGCTATTAAAGGGCACCAGACGGGCAAGGCGGTTGATGCGCAGACGGCGGCCGCCAATAAGGCGCTGGCCGTCCAGCAACAGGTGTATGGCAATCAGCAGCAGGCGGCGGCGCCCTATCAGCAGGCCGGCCAGATGACGCTCGGGCGCCTCGGGCAGATGGCCGCGCAGCCGCAGGCCGCGTTCAGCCCGGCCAACTACCAACAGGGCGTGCCGAAGCCAAACCTGCCGCAAATGCCCTCGCAGCAGATGCCATCCATGAGCGCACTCGGACAGCCGCCGGGACAACCCATGCCAGGGATGCCGACGCCGGGCGGGCAGGGCGATACCGTCACGATTCAGACGCCCGATGGTCGGACGATTCAGGGCTTCCCGCGGGCACGGATTCAGGAAGCGATGCAGCGCGGCGCGAAAGTGATGGGCTAACGTGGCCGATTGGTTCGATCAGCAAGTCGCAGGGGTCAATCAGCAAGGCCAACAGCAGGGCATGCCACAGGTGGCCACGGCGCCCGATGGCGTGCCCGTCTATTCACAAGGCGGCCAATACTTCACGAAAAATGCTGACGGCAGCATGACGCAGCAATACCAAGGTGGCGCTCCTGATTGGCTGATGCAGCAGACCGGCGGCGGGCAGCAGGCCGGCGGCCAGATGCCGGCGGGCATCGATCCGCATTTGGCGCAGCTCTATCAGCAATATGGGATTACGCCGGGCGGGAGCGGGTCAGGGCTTGGAGATTGGCAATACTGGCAGGGACAGGCGCTGAACAACGCCAACGGGGACTGGTCCTATATCACCGGGCGCCTCGGGTCCGATCTCGCCGGGCAAGGGCCAGATACGGGCGGCAAGGGTGCAGGCGGGGGCACGGGCACGATTGCGAACCCCACCGTTCCGCAGGCCGGGCAGAACTTCCAGAACGCCCAACAGCAGGGGCCGTATCAGGCGCCGGGCGCCTATACGCCGCAGACGATTACGCAGCCCGGCGCCGTCACGCCGCAGCAGGTGACGCCACAGCCAACGGCCGCGCCGGGCACGATTACGCCGCAGACCGTGCAGGGGCCGCAAGCGCTGCAGGCGCAGACGCTGGCCAATCCGACCGGCTTCCAAGCGCCGACGCAAGCGGACCTCCAGAATAATCCGCAGTTTCAATATGCGCAGCAGCAGGCCATGCAGCAACTGGTTAACTCCGGGGCTGCGGCTGGCGTGGCGCGTGGATCGAATACGTGGAAGGCGCTGCAGGACCAAGCGGCGAACCTCGCCGGCCAGCAATATCAGCAGGTTTACAACAATGCCCTGCAAGGCTATCAGACGAACACGACGAATACCCTGAACTACAACCAAGCGAATCAGGGGAATCTCGCGCAGGCGTATGGGCTGACGAATCAGTATCAGCAACAGGCGGCCTTGGCCAATCAGGGCGCGAACCTGCAAGCGCAGAGCGCGAACGTCGGCAACCAGATGCAGGCCGGGCAGTTCAATGCCGGGCAGAATCTGCAGGGGCAGTTGGCCAATCAGAGCGCTGGGCTCAATGCTGGCCAGTTCAATGCCGGCATGAACTTCAACACGCAACAGGCGAATCAAGCCAATGCCGCCTCTGCCTATGGGCTCAACGCGCAAACGGGCTTAAATGCGTATCAGGCCAACGTCTCAAACGCGCTGGGGCAAGGGCAATTGGGGTTGGGCTATCAGCAGGGCGCGAATTCGCTCGCACTCGGACAGGGGCAACTTGGGCTGGGCTATGCGAATTACGGGCTGAATCAGAATGCCCAGAACTACGGGCAGGCGGCGAATACGTTCCAGTTGAATCAGGGCGCCAATCAGCAGGCCTATAACCAAAACTATTCACTTGCGCAGCTTGGCTTAGCGGCCAATGGGCAGATGGCGCAGGCCGGGCAGAACTACGGCAACCAGGCGACCAATGCCTATGAGGGCATCGGCAATGCGCAGGCGGCCGGGTCGCAGCAGCAGGGCACGAATTGGGGCAATGCGCTCGGTGGGGCCGTGAATACCGGCGCGCAATTGTGGGCGCTGGGGCAACTCGGACAGCCACAGACGGGGGGAGCGGGCTTTATCAATCCCAATCAACCGCAGACCGGGCAGGCCAGTTGGACACCAGGCGGGAATGCGCAGCCCTCGGGCGACCCGTGGCAGACGATGAATCAGTAACATGCCGATCGATACCTCCATCTATCAACAACCGCCCTCGCAGGGCTTCAATACGCCGTTTCAGACACTGGCGCAGGTCGGGGCTTTGCAACGTCAGCGGCAGGAGATCCAGTCGTCGCAGGCTGAGGAGCAGTTACGTCAGCAAGCGCTGAAGGATAAGCAGCAGCAGGATGAAGCCAATGCCCGCTTTTATCAGGTGATTGGCAATCCTGATGTGACGGTCGATAATTTCCTCGGTCAAGTCAAGATCCACGCGCCGGAGCATTACGAAGCGGCGTCGAAGATGGTGGATGAAGCGAAGAAGAATGCTGCTGATTTAGCCGATAAAGCTGCAACCGCGCAGCGGGCCAACGCAGAAGCGCAGCAAGGGCAGCAAGCCTATTTGGCCAATATGGCGCGCAGCATCAAGGCGGCAGGCGATACGCCGACGGCTTTTGAGCTCGCCATGAAGATTCATCAGGATGCGTTCCCCGACTCCAAGCAGCCGGATACCTATCGCGATCTCGTGCGCCAGCAGGGGCCACAATCGATTGCCCAGATGACATCGGCCCTGATTGCGGCCAATCCAGCCGCCTCGAAGCAGACGGCGGAACAGCCAGAACAAGAGGCTAAAGCGAAGTCTGCTCAGCTCGTGCTGGCGGGCACGTCATCGACGGGCATGACGGCCAATCAGCAAGCGGAAGACGCCGCCCGCCAAGTGGCCGCGAAACAAGGCGCGCAGCGGATCGGCTTGGAAGCTCAGCGCGTGGCGCTGGAGCAGAAGACGCGAGCCGATACCGAAGCGGCGAAGACGGCGAAAGCCGCCGCAGGGCGACCCGTGCAGGCCGCCGATATCAACAAGATCAGCGATCTCGACAAGTCCATCAGCGAATTGAAGGATCTGGGTAATAAGCTCAGCACCGGGCAGGGCATGGGCGGCATGGCTCGAGCGGAAAATTTCCTTGTGCCAGGCGGATTGGCTCCGTATGTGCCCGGCGCTGAGGCGGCGAAGGAAACGGCGGCAAATATTGCCCTTGCGCGGCAAGTGGCGGGGCGGGCCATTCATGGCGGCGTCATGCGGAAGAACGATCAGGAGCAGGCCGAGCAATACATGCCGAAGCAGGATGATCCGCCGCAAGTCGTCCAGGCCAAGCTGGCGAACATTCTGAAACTCGCCAATGACAGCAAGATCGGGCATATCGAAAACCTCAAGCGGGGCGGCTTTGATGTGAGCGGCTTTCAATCGGCAATAGGCGCGGCTCCGACGACGGCTCTCAGCGCCGAAGATCTCATCAAGAAATACAGCGGTGGCCAGTAAATGCCTGACGAGCTCAAGGCCATCGTGCAGCGGATGATTGATGCGGGGGAACCCGAAGAGAACATCGGGAAGGTCATCAAGGGCTATACCCCTCCGTATCAGCCGCGCAACGTCCTTGCGGAAGGTCGGGCCTCGGCGGCAACGTCTGGATCGCCGGAAGCATCCAGCGGCTTTCAGGACTGGTTTAACAACGAACTGAAGCCGGTGCTGGAGAAGGTCGCGCGGCCGGAAACCATCTCGGATATTGCGGCCTTGCTCGTCCCTGATGCGGCTGGTGTCGTAACTGGCGCTCGTGCGGCTGCTCGAGCGGCGGGCAGCGGAGCCGAGACGGTGGGGAAGGGTCTGGAAGCCTTGGGCGCCTCCAAGCTCGCCCAGCGTATTGGCACGTATGGGGCTGGCTATGCCGCGCTGAGTGGGAATCTCGGAAAGGCAGCCATTGCCGCTGGTGCGCCGCCCGCCGCGACCGCTGCTGGCAAAGTGCTGCAGAGCGGGGGCCGGTTCCTGCAGGACGTCGGCGCGCGACCCATGGCCGACGTCGCGCCAGCCGTTGTTGAGACGCCCGCTGAACTGACGGCGCGGCTAACAGCGGAGAATGCGGTAGCGCATGGGAACGTCAAGCCAGACCTCGCCGCGACCCTTGAGGCGCGTCCAGTGGCACCACAGGCCCAAGCCCCTACGCCTGCGCCGGTCGCCTCGCCTGTGCCAACGTCGCCAGCCGTGGCGGCTCCTGAGGCCGCAGCCGTGGCAACAGCGCCCATATCAACGCCGGATGCCTTCAAGGCGGCGCTGAACGCCTTCGATACGGCCAAGGTGGCCCCGCAGGCGGCTGAAGTGAATAACGCGGCCATGCTCATTAAGCGCGGCATCGCCCCGGATGAGGCGCTGAAGACGGTGCTTGGCAATCGCCCGCCCGCGCCCGCGAATCCGGCGGCGGAGCTGGCGAAGCGCCTCGGGACGCCATCAGAAGCCGAGATGAACGCCGACATGGCCGCACGGGCACGCCGGGGCCAAAAGTCGCTGATGCCGAAGTATGGCGGCGAACCAGCGCAAGCCCCACAAGCGACACTTGCGCAGCCGACAGCAACGGAAGCGGCATATCGAGGCGCACATACGGCGCCCGGCCCAGAGAACGGGGCGCCGTTGAATGATTTGACAGGTGGCGGGCGTATTTACCCGGATGATGTATATGGGCCGAATGCTGTTCAGTATTACGGCACAAGAACGCCCGGGTTAGACAAGCCAGCATTCAGGATTATTCAGGCCGCTAAAGACAAGCCGAATTCACTTGTGACCGTATATCGTGCGGTTCCGTCTGGGACTCAGCAAGCTATTGCCCCTGGGGATTGGGTGACGATTTCGAAAGACTATGCCATGAATCACGGGACGGCATGGCTGAAGGGCGATTACGACATTATCTCGAAACGGGTCAAGGCATCGACGATCTTCACGAATGGGGATTCGGCGTTAGAGTGGGGTTACCATCCTCCGACGAAATAGGACGATAAGCAATCCATGAATGAAGCCAAGCCCACCTGTGGATGGAATGAAGCCGCCGTCTCTCCACGATCGGAATTCAATAAGCCCGAAGGCGAGCGTGATTGGCATCAAGCGACTATCGAATATCGCACCCTTCAACGCCTCATTTATGATGCATTGGACATTTTAACTCCCATCAAGAACGACGATGCCATATCCCATGATTGGAACCAATTGCGCGATTGGATGATTGCCGCGCGAAAGGCGACACGATGAGTCTGGGCACCTTAGCGCCGTATGCCTTCCCGCAAGCCTTAGACGATAACGGCTTCCCGCTGGATGGCGGCTTCCTCTGGACCTATGCGGCTGGCCTCGTGGGCACGCTGGCGACCACATGGCAGGATGCCGATCTGACCGTCCCAAATACGAATCCGATCGTTCTCTCAGCCGGTGGCCGCTACAAAATCTATCTCGCAGCAACGAGCTATAAATTCATCCTGACGGATGCCCTCGGCGTCGTCATCGACTCCACCGACCCGGTCGGCTCTGTCGGTCTGACGCAATCCGGCGTCTACACCATCTTCAACTTTGGCGGCGATCCGACCTCGCCCATTACCACGGGCTACCCGCTCGGCCCGACCTTTGCCAGTTGCCACGCGGGCACAGCGATCTATCCGCTGGATAGCGCCAACTTGGCACCGGGCACCTATAAGCTGCAAGGCATGGCGTTGAGCACGCTCGGCGCGGCCATCGTGACCGTCGCACTCGTCAACCTGACGGATGGCGCACCGGATACGCCGATTGTGGAGATGTCGGGCTCGAATGCCGCCGGCAACGTCATTACGAGCGGCCCTATTACGTTCGCCGCGGGGGGCAGCGTGAAGAACTACGGCATCAAGGCGAAAGTCGATACGGGCTCGGGCTTTGCCTGGGCCATTCAACTTGTGAAAGTGCCCGTCTAAATGAAAATCTTCCTGACCCTCTGCGCCGTGCTCGTCGCCGCCTCAGCATCCGCACAGCCGCGACCAGGCGCCTTTACGACGCTGACGACCACGTCACAGGCGCCCACATCCATCTGTGTCGGGTGTCCGTTGGGCAGCACGACGCCAGCGGCAGGCAGCGGCATCACAACGGCAACGGTGGTCTTACCATCGGGGGCACCAGCGATCACGACGAATAAGCTCTATTCGATCGGGGGCTCGCTCTTCTTCAATGGCGTCGGCCTCGCCTCTGGCTCATCGGTGAGTGGCACGACGGGCACCTATAGCAAATTCACCTCGCCCACGTCGTTGAGCGATAGCCTCGTCTCTGAATCAGGTTCGACGATTACGATGGCGGGTATTCTCGCCGTGACGGGCTTTGGCGTGCATTCGATAAATGCGAGTGGCACCGGGCTTCAAGTGCTCAATATTCGGAACATCAATGCCGGCACCACAAGCGGATCGGTGCTGCAGCTCGGGAATGATCTCACGCCGAATCAAACCGTGGTGGAAGCCTTGTCCTCCACCTGGGTGCCGGCGGGTCTGAATTTCAATATTGCAAATAGTTCTGTCCTCGTTGGGGTCGGCACAGGCGGCCTCAACCTTGCCACTCTGGCATCTGCCCCGATTCGCCTCTTTACCGGCAACATTGAAGCGGCCCGCGTCTTTGCCTCAGGTGGCGTCAGTATCGGGAATACGGCAGATCCAGGCTTCACGAATCTCAGCGTGACCGGCTCTGGCACCTTGGGCAGCGGGACGATTCTCGGCACGTTTGGCGTGGGCAGCACGACGACGTTGGGCGGCAATCTCTATGTGGGCGGCAACGTCAATGTGACGGATTCGGTGGGCTCTCCAACGGTAGGCGGCGGCTGGGGCGGCGCTGGGCGGGCGATTACCGGACGCAACTATGCGTTCGTCGTCACGATTGGCGCTGGCGTGGCCGGCACCGGCTTTGCGACCTTCAGCACGCCCTATACCACCGCTCCAATCTGCACCGTGTCGATTCAGACGGCTGGCGCTTTATACAGCGTGAATGTGGCACCCACCACGACGGCGGTCGAAATCGATGGCAACTACATCGCGGGCGATAAGCTCTACGTCCTCTGCCGGGGCTTTTAAGGCGCAGGCTTCGCCACAATCTCATTCTGCTGATTAACCGTCAGGCCACGGGCCTCGAGCGCCTTGACGAGCGCCTGTCCTTCCGTCTGCGCCTGCTGAAGTTGCTTCATGGCGGCTGAGCCGTCGGCTTCACACTTCGCATGCGCCTTTAAGGCTTCAGCCAGCTCGCCACGCAACAACACAACTTGCAGACGTAGCTTATCTTCCTGGCTGGCCTCTTCCCCGCGCACAGCGACGAAGAGGCCGAACAACAGCAGCAGGGCCAGCGAGAGGCGCCTCACAGGGTGTAGAGCCATTCCCAGAAGGCATACCACATATCCCACCAGCCGACCGAGACGGCGGAGGCGTGTAGATAGGCGCCTGATGTGCCGACGAGGACGACGACGGCGAGAAGCCACAGCGTCTTGCGCTCGGAAGGAAGGTCACTCCAGCGACCGGCTCGAATCAGTTGCGTCAGCACGGTCGTGCTCCTTTCATGGCTGCACCGGAGGATCAGGGAGTGCCAATCGGCGCGTGTCTGCATCATCGATGAACGACATCGCCGCATCGTAAATCTTTTCCACGATGGCGGGTTCGTGCCCCATATCGGCGTGTTCAATCACGAGATGCCGACGCCCACCGTAATTGATTTCCACCTTCAGGAAACCCGGGGGCGCAGGGCTGGCGTCCCCCTCGGTGTCCGCCATCAGCTCACGACTGGCATGGACGGAGGCTTGTCCCACGGCTTCAGCGGCGTCAATTAATCGCTGCTGCGCCTCTCGCCAGCGCGCCAGTTCTTCCGCCGTTGAGCACTCATGCCAGTCATTCACCTCCAGCCGCGCGTTGACGAGCGCCGCAGTCAGCTCTGGCGGAGACTGACGACGGGCGAGATACCGTTCGCGTTTCGTCGTCGTCGGTCGGTCCCCCTCGGTGTCCGCGACGATTGGCTTAATAGGCGTTTGGAGTTCCTTCGGCAGTTGCCCCCATGCCTCAACGAACGCGTAAGCGGCATTCTTGCCGTATTCGTCCCGAATGATTTCCTCGGCGCGATGGAGCACCCACTCCAGTTCTTTGATTCTTGGGTCACCTGCCCACGGCTCAGTCATGCTCGCTCCTTGATGCGGTCGGTCCCCCTCGGTGTCCGCGCGCAGCCAACGGTAACAGTCGTCACAAAATGGGCCGACATGAGGATTGGCCCACTGCTTCGCGCCTTCCTCGCTGCAATTGATGCAATCGTGCATGGTTTCGATCGCTCGCTGTGTCGGCGGTCGGTCCCCCTCGGTGTCCGCCCGTCGTTCGATTTCGTGCTTCATCTGGATAAAGGCCGCACGAACAATAGCCGACAGCGGCACATCTTCGGTATCCGAGAATCCGAAGTCCGAGCAGGCTTTCAGAATCGCGTGATACTCCCGTCGGTAGGCGCGGTCGCTTTTTATAGCCACAGATGTTCCTCAGCCTTGCAGCCGTCGCGGGTTCCCTCTTTCACGAGCCAGCCGACGGCCCGCTCCGCATCTTCTTTCCGAGCAAAGCGCATGGCGCACTTCGCTGGATTCCTCTGCGTGCCGTCAACCGCATCGGTCCATTCATCGCCGCGTCCCGTCCACCACTGCGGCGTGGAACTGCCGAGCGCCACGAGCCATGCGACCTGTTCAGGATTGAGGTGAGAATCGGCGGGGCTCGAACCCGCTGCGGAGAGGGATTGTGGCCCTGACGTAGCCATACGTCCGGCGTCACCGGATCGGTCAGGACTCAGGGATGTCATGCCCGCTAACGCTCCGTCTGCGTCTCGATTCTCATTCATCTGTCGGTCCCCCTCGGTGTCCAGCACGGCCGCCAGTTCGTCAGCCGCCAGCACTACACCACGCCGTCGCCAACGCTCTATTAGCGCTCGGAGTCGTCGGGTGCGGGCGTCGTCCGTCACCATTTGATCTGCCCCTCGTCAATCATCGGCTCCGGCGTCTTCGGCATATACCCGCTGCGCAGCCGTGCCGCCCATGCTCGGGCCTTCGCGGCATCGATGACGGCATACCGTTTCTTCTTTTCGTCCTCTTCCTTGCCGGCGAAATAGTCATATCGGGACGCCAGCAGATCAAGATATTCCGGCGGGCATTCAGATAGATGCCGACCGTTCATGCTCGGGCCGTTCCAATCGCGTGGGTCTTTCGCCTTGATGAGCGGATCCCCATACGGACCTTCAAGATCAATCGCCGCGGCGGGCATTGGTGTACCAGCACGCTTCGACTTCGATAGCGCCAGTAGTTCCGCCAGCGTGGCGTCAATGCGCTTCAGGAGGCCAATGGTTTCCAATTCATAAGCCGTCATGGTTCCACCTTCCGGCCATCAACGCTGACGATTACTGCTCGCCCTGTTTTTTCGTCTATTTCTACGCCTAGAGCAACCTCATAGCAGGCATAGCAGAAATTCTCCAATGCATCATCTATAAGGCCAAGCTTACGTCCGATATCCGCGTTGTTGCTTTTACTACTGTGAACATAGATCGTGGTTTGCATCAGAACTCCTCGGGAGAATAAAGGCCAGCCACGACATCGGGATACACCAGCCGAGCCAACTTCGAGGACGCTCGCGCGACGAGCATGTCCGATGGATTCTTCGTCCAGCCACTGCCATTCTTCACGAGGCCAGCCGCTTGCGCTTCTTCGATTGTGTACCGCAGCTCCATCGGTTCTTCGCCTTCGCGCGTTGTCGTGAACGTTGCGGCCTGTGCCGTGCGCTCGGTGCACCGGAACGTCTTCGCCTTCCCAGATTTCAGCACGAGCGCCCTGAGAGCATCAGCCGCCATCGTCGGCTTGCCTTCGACGATATGGAAAGCGCGCAGGCTGGCCATAGCCGAGAGGCCCAATTCGCGGCCTGACAAGACCGTCGACAGCACCGCTTCTGGCGTGCCATAGGCGCCAAACAGGCGAGCCTTAAATAGCAGTTGCGCCAGTTGCACGGCTTGGTTCATGCTCTGCGGCTCCAGCTGCCGTTCATAATCGCCGTTCATCGGCACGAGCGACATGCGCGGCGGCTCTGGCTTGATGGTTGATGCCTGTTCGATAAATGCGACTTGTTCCTCTGGCGTAAGTGTCGGCATCGCTTCTTCAATGTCCTGCATAATCTCATCCTCGCGATCCATGGTCTGGCGTTCCTTCAGCACCTGGGCAAAGTCAATCGGCGCATCTTCGCGCAGGGACAACAATGCACGCACCGTCGGCAGGCGAGGATAGAAAACTTCCAAGGCAGCGCGTTGCGCGGATTTGATGATCTCGGCGTTCTCGGCCGTGCCGATATTCGCGTATAAGGTATCGATGTCCCCGAAGGCGTTGAGGATATGCACAGCACTTTTCGCGCCGATGCCCTTAACGCCGACGACGCCGTCTGACGCATCGCCGACCAACGTCAGGTAATCGCGCATCTGATGCGGCGTTACGCCAAACTTTTCTTTGACGCCATCCGGCGACATGACGTTGCCAGTAATGGGGGATTTCACCATCACGTTTTCCGTCACCAGTTGCAGCAAATCCTTATCGGCGCTGATGATGAGAATGGGTAGCGAAGGAAACGACGGGAGCAGAGTCTTTGGGCCGATGGCATTCGCCACAGCGCTGGCGATGATGTCATCAGCCTCAAAGCCTTCGGCCATCCACTGTGGGAAGCCGTCACCCTTCAACGTCTCCAGCGCCAGTTCGCACTGATGGAAGAATGGGGCCGGCTTGCTTTCCCTTGCCGCCTTATACGTCGCGTCCATCTCGCGGCGGAATGACTTGGGCGAATCCAGGCAGAGGGCGGCATGCGACTGGCCAGACGTCAGGGCGCGCACCTTGGCGATGATGCCGATGGACGTCGCGTCTGGATTCGGATCGCTTGCACTGACATGCCAGATAGGATGGCAAATCGACGAAAAATCGATGAGAACTATCTGCTTCATTTCACATGGCTCCAATGAAATCCAGTTGTGATATTACGCACTTGGCTTTTACTAATTGGAGTCACTGCCGAAATCTTCCGAGCCGACCAGCCATCACCATAGAGTTTCCGAATCCTTCTCACAATATAAGGCGTGATCTTTGCTGCGGGATTCTCAGCGCCAACGAGATTCTTTTCGCGCTTCCAGCGTCCACGGCGAACCATGTCAGCGCTATTGTCGGCTGGCGTTCCAATATAAAGGTGCAGAGGATTACAACAGATCGGCACGTCGCACCGATGTAATACGCATGTGCCTTTTCTTAGGCGCTCGCTATGCGCCAATTCATATGCCACTCGATGTGCTTTCAGCATTCGATTGTTGTGGCTAACCGCGCCGTAACCATGCGCATCTATAGCGCCAGTCCACAGACAACAGCCGTGATGGTTCTTTGTCGAAATGCGCATCGCGAATCTATGGACAAATTCTTTTCCGTAAATCATCGGTTCACCTCGCACGTCACGGTCTCGCCCAGCACGGGATGCGTCCCCGGCGGGCACCCCTGCGGCGGCGTATCGATCGCGCAATACGGGGCATCGCCTTTGAGTTCAGCATGTGTCCCCGGCGGACACGTCGGCGGCTGGGGTGGCGGCGTGCAGGCCATCTTTCCGCAAGGGCCATCCGGCGGCGGGGGCGGCGCTTGGTTCACCAACGGCGGCGCAGGGGCCACAACGGGCGCGGGCGGGGCCTGGATGGGCGCAGGCGCGACCGGAGCCGGCGCGGCAGGCACAGGGGGCGGGTCGGGCGCTGGCGTTACCACGGGGGCCACAGGGGCCGGCGCAGGAGGCACCGCGGCCGGCGTCACGAGCACGGCGGGGGCGCTGGTGGCGGCGATGCTGGGCGCGGTCGGCATGGCTGAGACGCCTGCGCAGGCCGAGAGACTGACGCTGACTCCGACGATTAGGGCGATTCCAAGCGATTTCATAACAGCTCCTTATGATTTACCGGACGTGTATAAGTGATTCGTGCGCCATTCATCGGACATCTGCGGATCGAACGAGGGCACAAACAGCCAGCGCAACAGCCGGGACCAGAGAGCATGCATCATCGCAACCCCGCCAGCAGCCACAAAGCAATGGAGCAGCCACAGAGCAGGCCAATGACCACGATGACGAACACGTCAAACACGTCGTCCCAGGTGCGCGGCAGGCGGATCATTACAATTCCTCCAAGGCTTTGTAATAGTCGTCGCGGCACTTGTCGCTGCAGAAGGCATACTGCCCATTGCCCGCCCAGATGGCCTCATTAGCCGGTTCGCCGCAGGTTTCGCAGTTGGGTTCTTCGCGTTCCGGGCTTAGCGCGTTGTCGTCGTCGGCGTCGGGTTCCTGACTCCAGCGGCTCATAACACCTCCACGGTGAAATCGTCCAGTTCGAGGCCCAGCTCATTCACAGCGTAGATATTCGCGGACGTAATGAGGTCGAATCGCTGCGCGTGTGTCGTGTCCTGCGTCCAGTGCCGATTGGGGCTGGCGTAGATGCCAGACGTGAGGCGCACCGCATAGCTCGGGCGGCTGGTGGCGACCATCGCGGCTTCGGCCCGCGACAGCGCCGTGAGGGTGGCAAACAGGTGCTTTGAAATGTTGTCCATGAGAGGAGCTTACTAGCACTTGCTAGCGTTGTCAAGCACTATCTAATATCGCCAGCACGGCTAATGTTCGCGAGTTTTATATACTCTTGTAAAATTTCAGCAAGGGCCTGAGAAATCGTGCAACTGCGGAGCGCGGCTTCGATTTTGAGGTGTTGCGTTAATTTCCTAGGAAAATCGCGCAGATATAGGACATGGCTTTCAGTGCGGGGATGGTGGGGGCGTTTGGACATACCGCACAATCTAGCACGTGCGATATGCTTATAGCAAGTGCTATGGCTTAGTTTCTTCGGTCTTCGCCTGTTCCAGCACTTGCACGGCCTGCGCGGGTGCCATCTTCGCAATCGGCTGCACCTGCCCGCGCGTGATTTGACTCCCGACGCCGAAGATCGCCGCGGCCAATGCGCCAATCGCGGAAATCTGCGGCAGCGTCAGCTTCGCGCCGAATGCGACGGCGACCACGATGATCGCATTCAGGATCGCCATCGCGCGCACGGGCTCCGTGCGGATAAATGCCGAAAAGGATTGCATCATGGCTTGGGAATCAGCGCCAAAATTTGGTCAATGTGCACTTCGCCGTTGACCTTCAGGCCCATACCAGAGAGCGCCGTGATGATGTCGCGCACGAGCGTAATGATTTGCAGGATTTCACTCAGACTGGCCATATCACCTCCTAATGTCCGTTGCCGCTGCCGCTCACCTTCGTGCCGTTGACGGCGGGCGCATTGATGGCCAGCCGGCCGATGCGATTACCTTCCGCTTCGCTACAACTGCCATTAAACTGCGTCATCGCCGTGAGTTCCAGCGCGACGAAATCAAAGCCGGCCACCATGCCCCAGCCACCAGCGAAGCGTTCGAGGCAATCGTTGATGCTGTCCAGAAATTCCGCATCGGTCTGTGCGATCCGCTTCTGATAGAGCAGGCCCGTCAGCTTGCCGACGTTGGGATTCCAGAAATCTGCGACGACGCCGCCGGGCTGTTGAAAGCTCGGATACCCCTCCTGGAAATGCACATACACGAGCGTGCCCGCTTGCGCCATGCAGAGCGGACTGAGCGCGTTGATCATGTCCTGCACTTGCGTGGGAGTACGCCACAACGACAACTCCCAGCCGATGCAGAACATCGGCACGGTGCCCACGAGCGCATTGATGACGGGCGTGAGATTGTCGACGAGCGTCGGTGTATCGTAGGTGCTATCGAAGTCTTTTGAACTGAGCATCACGCACGGATAGAATCCATCGTCGATCAACTCTTTGCATGTCGCTAGGAACGATTCCGGTGTGGCCCCTTGCCCATGGCTATCCGGCCATGAGAGCAGGACATGCGTGTAGTCCTTGACTTGCCATTGTCCGCGAATCGCCGCGCGCCAGCCCGTGTCGTAGCGGTCATAGAACCAGGAGAGCAGCAGTGACGGGTCCGCCGCGCCACCAGGCACAGGGGGCAGCCCCGGAATTCGGATGCCGCACATGTTCGCGGCCCAGAACCGCGGGGCAGGCTTAAAAGGGTCGACGGCTCCACGCTCGAGGCCCGTCACCACTTCGCCGCTCTCGCCAATCGTGGCCGGATAGGTGCGAATCGCAAAGCCATACGCCTGAAACGTCATGTCATACGTCGTCGCGCCGAGTGTCGTTTTGCAATCGCCGCACGCATTCGTCACGGAGGACCAGTCGCCCATCGTCGTGGATTTCCCGCTGACGACGGCGCCGCCGATCGGTTTCCCCTCCGGGTCTTGTACATGCCACACCACAAAGGCCATTTATTCACTCCTCACGGTTCGCCGTTGTTCCAGCCGCGTGATGTTGCGATCGACATAGATCAGATGCGCGTCGATTTCGCTATGCTTTAATTCCAGCTCCCCGATTTTCTTTTGAATCTCGCTCATCTGGCGGCTACTGCGGTCGCTGGCGTCATCGAAACGGTCGTTCAGTTTGGCGAGATCCTTCGCGACTTGCCCCTGGGTAAACACCCAGAACAACCCTTGGAGGGCCAGGCCGCCGACGAGTAAGAGTAGGCTTACCCATCCAGCCTCGAGGGTCATAACGGTCTGAATCGCAGGGGCAGCACTCGTAATTGTGGGGAGAGAGTAGCACGTTCGCCTATATCTTGTGCGGTCAAGAACTTAGCCACCTATTACGCCGGGATTGACAGCGGGAACATACTGGTTCGCGACATGAGCAAAGAACACGTCGTGCAAGCCGTGCTGGAACACCTCGCCGCGGATGTGGCTGAGCTGGAACAGGAAGTCGTCATTTATCGGGAGATGAGCCAGATCCTGCTGGCCCAGAATGGCGAACTGCTGCGCCATAATGCGGCCCTCCGGCAGCAAATCAACGACCGGCGTGAGGAAATTCGGCGGCTGACCTCCAGTCCCTTCAGAGAATCGCAGATGACGAGTGCCTAAGCCGCTCGCCATTGATCTCTTCTGCGGCCTGGGCGGCTGGACGGAAGGTCTGCTGCATGCGGGGTATCGCGTCGTTGGCTTTGACAACGAGCGGCACATCTACGGCGAGGCCCGGTATCCCGCGCAACTCGTGATCCAGGACGTCCTGACGCTGCACGGGCGGCAGTTCAAGGACGCGGCGCTGATTGTCGCCAGTCCGCCGTGTCAGGCGTATTCGTATCGGGCGATGCCGTGGAAGCGTGCCAAGGCGTTGCCGCCACCATCGAATGAACTGTTCGAGGCCTGCTTTCGGATTCAGCGGGAAGCCTGCGAGGCGGCGGGGCATCACATTCCGCTGGTCGTGGAGAACGTGCGAGGGGCACAGAAGTGGGTAGGCCAAGCTCGTTGGAATTGCGGTTCCATGTATCTCTGGGGTGACGTGCCGGCACTAATGCCATTCGTTAGCCATGTGAAAGAGCCCGTCGATTCGAGAAATAGGAAGAAAACGGGCGGATGGTTTTACGACAACTACGAGACCTCCCACCGTAGATGGTCTAGCGGGAGCCTTCAGAGAAAGGCCTGGCGGGCGCACATCGCCAAGATCCCGCTGGCCCTCGCCACGCATATCGCCCACGCGTGGCATCCATGAGCCACGGACTGCGTTGGACCGAAGAAGAATACGCCGCCTTCCGCCGTCGGATGGATGGCCTCGCGCCTCCGCTCCCGTTGCCCCTGCGGCCTCATGCGCAGCCCTTCGATCGCTTCCTCGAGCTCTGCGCCGCGGCCAAGCTGCCCATCCCGGCTCGCGAAGTGCTGTTCCTGGCCGACCGGGATTTCCGCGCGGATTATTGCTGGCCCCTGCAGAAAATCATCGTCGAGCAGCAAGGCTTTCGCGACCATTCGACGCGCAAAGGCCTCCAGCGCGATTACGAAAAAAGCAATCTGGCGCAGGCCGCAGGCTTCAAATATTTCCAGTTCACGCCGAAGCAGTTGCAAAGCGTCGACACGATTGAATGGCTGCGCGGGCAGTTAGGTAGCAATCAGACAGATGAGAAAACGATTGGCTAACGTAGAATGAACGCTGAAGCCGGGCGGGGGTGGCCACCCTTCGCTCGACGCGCACCGCTTGCTTGCTCAGGCGGTGGCCCGGCCCCTCACTCAGCAAGGAGTGTCGATGCCTGATTATTCGTGGATTACCCACCTCGACCGTAGCGAACGCGGGCTGCGCGCGAATCTCTCCAATGCCGTGGGCGTGCTTCAACATGATGCGGCCTACGGGCCCAATATCCTCTGGCGGGATGAATTCCTCGATCGCATCATGACCTGCCCCGAAGGCTATGGACCGCGCGAATGGGGTGATGCTGATACCTACCATCTCACGACGCATATTCAACAAATCATCGGCATTCCCGCCATGACGACGATCGAAGTCAAAAAGGCTGTGCATTATGTCGCCAGCCAACGGGTCAAGCATATCGTCCGTGATCAGCTTCTCGCCCTTGAATGGGACGAAGTGCCGCGCGATGAGCTGGCGCTGGAGGATCATTGGGGCGTGAATGCGGGCGATGCCCTGCCGAACGGGCAGGCGATGCCAGGCGATTACGTGCGCGCCGTGAGTGGCAATCTGTGGAAAGGCCTCGTCGCGCGGGTGCTTTTTCCTGGCTGTCAACTCGATACGATGGTGGTGTTTGAAGGCGGCCAAGGGATTGGTAAGACCTCCGCCTTACGCATTCTCGGTGGCGCGTATTACGCCCAAGCCCATGAATCCGTCACGCATAAGGATTTCTTTGAAGGCCTCCAAGGCAAATGGGTGATCGAAATCGGGGAACTGGATGCCTTCAATCGTGCCGAAGTCAGCCGTGTCAAAACGGTCATCAGCACACCGTCTGACCGGTATCGCGCGAGCTACGGCCATTACGCCGCGGATCATCCTCGCCAATGCATCTTTGCCGGCACGACGAATCATGATGGCTGGGGCGCCGATGACAGCGGCCTGCGGCGCTTTTGGCCCATTCGCTGTGGGGAGATTAACCTCGAGACGCTGGCCGAGGCCCGTGACCAGTTGTTAGCAGAAGCCGTGCATCGGGTCCAGGCTGGTGAATCCTGGTGGACAACGCCGAGCGTCCCCACACTCGCCGTCCAGGCTGACCGGCAAGCCGATGATGCGTGGACCGACCTCGTCTTTACCGGCATTGGTCTTGACCGAGAAATCACCGTCGCCGAAGTGCTCATCCGTATACTCAAATTTGACCCGTCCCATATCAGCCGTATCGATGAGTTTAGGGTCGGCCGTATCCTTCGCTTAGCCGGTTGGACGAAGAAAAACATCATGCGCCAAGGCAAACAAGGCAAACGATGGGTAGCCCCAGATGATAGGTAGACGAAGGGTAGCCTTGTAAATGCTTCTCGTGATTGGACCTTACTTTCTCTACCCTATCTACCCTTTATGTACATACATTATACAGTCACAATTATATTAAGTATGGGAACACCCATGAGTAGAGTAGACGGGTAGACTCGCACAAGCTGAATACCTTGAAAAAGAACCGTGGCGGCTTTCGTCCAGGCTCCGGTCGTAAACCCGGCAGCAAATGGCCTTCCACTATGGCCAAGGAGGCGGCGAGGGAGAAAGTCCGTCAAGCCATCACCGCGCATTTGGACGTGCTTATCAACGCCCAGCTCGCCAATGCCTGCGGCTTGCAGTATCTGGTCTATCGCGATAAGCAGACGGGTAAATTCGAACGTGTGCGCTCGCTCGAGGATGTTGACCAGGATGCCGAAGTCATCGAGGTCTGGGAGAAAGACCCGAGCGTCCAGGCGTTCACGGATTTGCTGAACAGAGCGATTGACCGGCCGAAGGAACAAGTGCAGGAGATTGAGATTCGGGCGGATAATACGACGGCGCTGGATCGCGCGAAGGAGCGATCATTGCTGAAGTTGAAGCCATGAGCAGCCCCGCCCCCTCGCGCAGCTACGATGATGACCTCGTAGAGTGGTGCGCGTCCCTCTATGCGGATCCCCTCGCCTGGGTGTGCGGCGCGTTCCCCTGGGGCGAGCCAGGCCCGTTGCAGCACTATCGTGAGCCCGATACGTGGCAGTGTGAATTCCTAGAATGGCTCGGCAGCGAGATTAAGGCGCGCGACTTTGATGGCGTCCATCCCGTCATGCCAATCCGTGCCGCGGTGAGCAGCGGACACGGTATCGGCAAAGGCGCATTAACGGGCATGCTCGTGTCGTTCCTCATGAGCACGAGGCGTCATGCGAAAGGCGTCATTACGGCGAACACCGGGCCACAGCTGCAAGACAAAACGTGGCCGTCGATTACCACGTGGGTCAAGCGGGCGATTACGCGGGACTGGTTCGAGCTCAACACGAGCATCCTGTATCGCAAGGGCCATCGGGAAGAGTGGAAGTGCAGCCCGCAGACATGTGATCCAGATAACAGCGAGAGCTTCGCCGGCCAGCATAACGCCGCGAGCACGAGCTTTTACATCAACGACGAAGACAGCAACGTGCCCGAGATTATCCACGAGGTGCAAGAGGGCGGCTTGACGGATGGGGAGCCGATGCAGTTCTTGTTTGGCAACCCGACGCGCAGGCGGGGCAGCTTTCACGACATCGTGTTCGCCGGCAAAGGGCGCGGGTGGAAGACGTGGCAGATTGATGCGCGCACGTGCCAGTTTCCGAATAAGGCGCTGATTGCGGAACAGCTCGAGGATTGGGGCGAGGACAGCGATCGGTTTCGGGTGCGCGTCCGAGGGTTGCCGCCGAATGCGGAAGATGCGCAGTTTATCGATGCGGTCAGGGTCAGAGACGCGCAAAAGCGCAAGGTAGAGGTGTTGGATGATGAAGCATTGGTGGCTGGATGCGACTTGGCCTGGGGAGGCAAGGATTCCAATGTCATTCGTTTCCGACGAGGCCGAGACGCACGTAGCATCCCTGCTATCCGCATTGCCGGCGAGCTCACGCGTGACCCTTCAGTACTCACCAACCGACTCGCTGACGTTTTGGGTGGAAGCTACGGGGGGCATCGAGTATCTATGCTGTTCCTTGACTCAGCCGGTATTGCTGGATCGGTGGGGACACGGCTCCGTGAGCTTGGACATACCAATCTCCTCGAGGTCAACTTCGGGGCCGACAGTCCCGACCGGAAGTATCGGTATATGCGAGACATGATGTGGGGCCGGATGAAGGAGTGGCTGGTCAACGGGGCGATTGATACCAGTCCGCGGCTGGAGAATGACCTGACGGCGCCAGGGCTGCGGGAGGATTTGAAGCAACGGGTGTGGCTGGAGAGCAAGAAAGAGATGAAGGCGCGGGACGTGCCGAGCCCGGATGAGGGGGACGCGCTGGCGCTGACGTTTGCGCAGACGGTGGCGCGGAAGCGGAAAGAAGAGCCGGTGCCGACGCCGTCGTTTAGCGGGTTCAGTCAGTCATGGATGGGTTAGGATAGGGCGCCGCATGTTCCACCTGCCCGATTTGCCCATTGTTGGTTACAGCACGACGCGCGAGCGGGCGCTGACGGACAACATTCAGGAGTTTATTCGGCAGATTGAGCGGGACCGGCCACGGCTGTTGACGATTGTGTGCGAGGGGCGCGAGAAGTGGAAGCGCGTGGCGGGCAATATCTGGCGGGGCTATCGGATTGGGGAAGAGGACGGCACGCTCAATGCGATCTTCGCCTACTTTGAGTTACTGGCGAGCCCGCCGCGGGTGCAGGCCAAGCTCTTATTGGCCCCGAAGAATGCGCTGAAGTGGCGGGAGACGATGCGGCGGGCGATGCCGGGGATTGAAGCGGAACGCGAAGCCTTAAAGGGGCTGAAACGGTGATGCTGGTCTACGTGGCCTGGGCGAGCGTGTTAGCCACGATTTTGGCCATTGCGATCTGGTCTGCGAAGTGCGCCATGCGGGGGAAGTGATGACGCTGACGCGCGGCGAATTGGAATACCTGCTGTTATTGGCCACGCGCGAGCAGCGGCGTGTGCATAACGCCCCTGAAATCGGACATACACGCCTCTTTGCGCATTGCCCGAATGTCGATTGTCAATTTATCCATACGCTGCAGGATGCTGTTGATGGGCTGCCCCGACGTAGAAAGCATCAGATGATGGCGATTGAGGTCGCTTGATGGCGAAGGATCTGATTCGCGAAGCGCGGGAACGCTGGAACCGGGCGGCGGAAGCCGAAGAGCAGCAGCGCAATCGCATCGTGCGCGCGAAGCAGTTCCGGGTGGGCGACCAGTGGCCGGCGGCGATTAAGTTGGCGCGGGAAGGCGGGAACAGCTTACAGGGGATGGCACCACAACCGCCGCGGCCGTGTCTTGTTGTTGATCGGTTGTCGCAGCCGGTGCGGCAAGTGTCCAATACCATCAAGAACGCGAGCTTCGGGTTTGATGTGCTGCCGGCCGGTGGCTCGAGCGACCAGGACACGGCGGATATCTTCAAGGGCTATCTGCGCTGGATGATGAACAACAGCCGCGGGGAATCCCCGATTGAATGGGCGGCGGACCAGGCGATTGAAGGCGGGATCGGCTGGTTCCGATTGAGAACCGATTACATCAACGAGACGTGGGACGGGGAGCTGACCGAAGAAGCGATGTGGCAGGCGCTCTTCATGGAGCGCATCACGAATAACCTGACGGTCTATTGTGATCCGTCCGCCATGCGGCCGACGCGATCCGATGCGCAATGGATGTTCGTGACGGAGGATATCTCGCGTGATGAATTCGAGCGGTTATATCCGAACGCGGATATTCGAGGGCTCGATGCGTTTATGTCGACGGGGGATATGGGGAAGCGCACGGGCGAATGGGTCAGTGAATCGACGGTCCGGATTGCCGAGTATTACCGCATCGAATACACGAACCGGCATCTGTATCAGTTGCAGGATGGATCGGTGGTTGAAGAGAAGCCCGACGACAAGGCCGACATCAAGGCCGAGCGCGTCATGCGCGTGCCCAGCGTGAAGTGCGACAAGATCAATGCGGTCGAATCGTTACAACAGTTCGAGTGGGTCGGCTCGCGCATCCCGCTGATTCCGGTCCTTGGCGAAGAGTTGAATGTTGATGGGCAAGTGCATCTGCGCGGCGTGATTGAAGAGGGCATGG